AAGTGGCTCCTGAATATTCCATAATCTAAATTACTAACAGTATTTATGCCTTTGACAAACTTACTGTAGTTTTATTTATTTACGTTTTTTCATAAAGGTTTTTGTTCGGGCCATAATGTCTTTTCGCACTTTTTCAGTGTTAAGACGGAAGTCGATAGTTTCAATTTGTTCTTCATACTCTTCGAATAACGACTCTAACCCGTATTCAAGGTTGTCGGTTTCGTTAAGTTTGTTAGAATCTAATTCAATTACCCATGCTTTTCCGTCTACAAATCTTACTGTTATTGAGTGAAGATATTCTAAAGGCACAGTATGAACTTCTATGTCTTTGAATATCTCCGGCCAATGAGCGATTACATCTTTGGATAGTTTATTGTTAGGTTGCACTTTCAGTCATCTTAGCCTTTTTCTTAGTCGGAACAAGTTCTTCTGCCTGCTCTCTTAGTCGCTTTGCTTCTTTGAACAAAGAATCGGCTTGTGACCTATATTGTGCCGCAAGTGCTTCATCATCTAACGGTGAATCAGGTGCGTTTACTGCATCTTCTACAACATTGCTACTGGCTTCTGATTTGACTGCCGGTGTACCACCTGCTAGTTCATCAATGGTTACGCCTTTTTGATCAGCAATAAGTTGATTTAATTCTGCTAAATTAATTGATGTAGTTCTATTAGGAGTTAGTTCAACTACCTCAGTTGGTACTTTTACAAGTTTACCTGTGTGGTGAAATCCACCAAGCATGTTGCGTCCATCAGTCAATTGTGTTCTAGCCATTACTTCTGATAGTTCATCAGCAGTTTGACCTGCATTACTTTCTAAAATATTAAATAGACTATCATGATCTGCGGCATCTAAACTCTCAGTATGAATAACCAAACAGTTTGTTGGATCTCCTGGAATAGTTCTATATGCTACAACTAGTTTTCTATTGTTAGTAGTAAGTCTACCAACGTGTTTATAATCTGCCATATTATGCTCCGTCTGCAGGCGCTTGTGCCGCTTGCTGTTGTGATACCGATGAAAGGAATGCTTCAAGTTTACCATAAACTTGACCTACACTCATCATTTCATTTGGCTTAAATGCTCCACGTGAACTTGCAACATCAATAATTGTTTTAAGTCCTTGTAGGTCTTGCACTGAAAGATCTGGACCGGCTTGTGGTGCCTCTGTAGGCGCTCCTTGCGGTACAACTTCTTCTTGTACTGTATTTTCTTTTTCGCTCATAATTAACTCCTTATAATGTATATATGCGCTCTTTACTTATGTATATCGCAAAAGTGGACAGGCTAACATAAAATAACTCATTTCTTTACCATCTTCAAAGCCAACTCTAAAAATAGTTTTTTGATGTTCACTTATTGCTTTATTAATAATGAACTTTCCTTTTAAGTTATCTGTTATCCATTCCTTTATTGCGGATTCTAAATTATAAAGTACTTCCACGTCAACAAATTCATAATGAGGTGGAAGTACTTTAGGGGTCCTAATATTAAAAATATTATTCGGATTCGGCGTTTTAATTAACTGCTTCATAGTGTGCTGTCATTCCAAATGGTGCTTCTAAGTTTTTATCACGGTTACTGTGAATAACAAAGATAGTATCGCAATATTCTTCGTCACCCCAACTACCAAATGGATACCCATCTGTAAACATAATAAATTTCTTAGGCTGTATATCTTGCTCTTTCATATAAGTCCAGTTGACATCAAAGTCAGTGCCACCGCCACCTATAATTTCATAGTCCATTAGGTCTTCGCCACCGTCTGCACTAAAATCTTGTTCGTTATAGACTTGTGTATCAAAGCACCATAATTTAATTTTATAGTCTTTATATTCATCCATAATTCCTTTAACTTCACTTAGGAAATCACGCCCTTGTGCATCACCAATTGAACCAGACATATCAATACAAACACATAAGTCAATAGTTTCGTCATAATTCATACCTGGAAGAATAGCACCAGTATGCCAGCCTTTGCGTGATGGACGACTAAATGTAAAGTCATTACGTATAGTGCTTTGTATTTGTTGACGTAACAATTCACGCCAGTTCATTTTAGGTTCTGTAAGTTCTTTAATCATACGTGCAACTTCGCCTGGTAAATTGCCAGCACCTGCAGATTGTGCAGATGTAATCATGCTTTCTTTTATTTCGTCACGTATCTTTTTTAATTCATCTTTTGAATATGTAGGACGGCCTTCTTTGTCTCCAGCACCTGGTGCGTTGTTGCCTTCACCTTGTTGGTCTCCATCTTTCTCCCAATCAATGTGTTCGTCGAGTAATTGTCCTAGTGCTTCTAATTCTTCTTCATCATACTTTTCAAATATGTCATCATATACTTCTTCTGACGTCCACCCATCATATTTAAAGTCTTGGAAAATTTGTATTTGATCTACACGTTCGCCGATCTTATCACGTACTAGCAAGTTGTTTACAAGATAGTCACATGCAATGTTATACGTTCTAGGATCTCGATCTTCACGTCTTACAATATGATCAAATACACAGTGTAAAATTTCATGTGCAATAACAAATTCAATTTGTTTGTTAGTTAATGCATTAAAGAATTGCGTATTGTAGTATAAGTTACGTCCGTCTGTTGCGGCTGTCGGGCACCAATCGTCACATGATTGTACTCGCATACGTGTTGCCATATTACCAAAGAACGGATGTCGCAACAAAAGACCCACTCGGGCTACAATAACTCTGTCATGAACTTCTTCACGCATTTCTGCTAGTTGTTCATCTGTTAATTCTACAGGTGTAAACCCTTTAGTATCTAAGCCCATGTCATGTCCTCTTTGTTACTGTACATATATAATAACATATTTACAGTAAATGTCAACCTATTTTGGTAAGAAAAAGGGTAGAGCGAACCCTACCCTTTTAATGCTTATTGACTGGCGGCACTAATGTACTTGCCAAATCGCTCATGGAATTCATCAAAACAATCTACTTCGTCTGGATCAATTGGAAGTTGGTATTGTGTAATAGCAACTTTAATGCCCATAACTACAAGTTCTGTTTCGAAGTTATCCATTGCAAATCGCAGGAAGTTACTGACCATTTTATCAAACTTTTTATTGCCCGCATCGGACGCTTGTTTGAGTTCATAGCACAATGACACTGTTAAGGAATACATGGCACTGATTTCTTTAGTGTTCATATCTTTAACTTTACCTGCTAAAATATCAGTCGGGTTAGGCATACTCGCCGCTACTTTGCGGTGAGCCATGAACTTGACAGCCAAACCTTCGCCAACTGATCCACTTACCAAATCGGTAGTGGTAGTTTCGTCCTCGTCATCGTCGAGCAGTTCACTTACAAAAGACCAACTACGTGGTGTTGCAAAAGAACGACTTGGACTCTTAGGATCGAAATCGTATAAATCTTTCTTACTAAAAGTAAGGTAACCAACAACATCGTTATGTATATCGTTACCAATTGCCCATTCAAACCAATCATCAAAGTTTACAGCAAGTTCTAGGTGTACAAAACGATTTGCTAACGGAGCAGGCATTCTATAAGTAACGCCTTTGTCTGCTTCTCTGTTACCAGCCGCTACAATAAGAACATTGTCTGGTAATTTGTATTGTCCTACACGACGATTAAGAATAAGTTGATAAGCCGCCGCTTGTACTGCTGGCGCCGCTGAGTTCATTTCGTCTAAGAAAAGAACAATGTTATCATACTTTGCGGCTTCTTCTTCGTTTGGAAGTTCTGCAGGTGGTGCCCACACCATTGTACCTGAGTTGCTGTCAAAGTATGGAATACCTTTAATATCTGTAGGTTCCCATAATGATAGTCGTACATCAATTAGTTTCGAATTTTTTAGTTGTTTAGTAATTTGTCCAACAATGTCAGACTTACCAATACCCGGAGGTCCCCACATGAACAACGGACGTTTTTTCTTAAACGCACGTAAAATGCTTTTCTTTGCCCCATTTGGTGTAACTGTTCTTGCCATAGCGTCGATCATAATATATCCTCTTAATTAAGTTATCAGTGCCTAGTTTCTAACTATACATATATAATAACATCTTTACAGATAATGTCAACCTATTTTTTATCTTTTTTTGATCTAGATAGTGCTTTTTGTATTCCGTATTTTTTTAAGTCGCCGGAGAAAAGGCTTAGTTCGACTGCTTTCTTTTCGTCTGTAACTACAATTACTTTATTACCGAGCCAGTAAGGACAGTCGATAAATTGATCTAACCATATAATTGTATTTGTAGTAAGTTCAAAGTCTCTAGGAAAAGGAACATCAAACGTGCTAATATCTAATTTTTCAACTAAAAAGTCTAATCCTTTTTCTGTAAGACGCAATCCACCTGTTTCTTTTCTTCTTGTGTTTTGCCACCATACAGGCATGTACTCGGACATTGTTGCTTCGTTAACAGCAATGTTTGCTTGCTTTAAGAAGATCTTAGTATATGTTTCTTTCCAGTTCATTCTTCGTCAACTACATCACCTGAAGTAAGTTTATGCACATTAAATTCGTTGCAATTGAACATTTCGTTTAGTTTACTTGCTAAGTTATGTGCATGCCCTGGATTAGAAAAACTAGTTTTCTTATATTTAGGTCCAGGATAGTTCGTTAACATATTTGAACTTTTTAGATTAAAAGGCTTGTCTTTATGGAACACAGCCCAAATTGCTTCTGATTCTAATACTTGTTCGCTACGGTATGTTTTTCTATTAACAAATTCTAATAATACCGTTGGTTTAGGTCGGCTCATATGCGTATCCTTTAGTTATATACGCATATATTTATCTCTTTAAAGTAGCACTTTACCAGGTATTGCCGCCATCTAGTTGTACTTCGACAATATCTTCATTACTATTTGTATTTTCTTTAACAAACAGTTCTAAGTCACCGTGTAATCTTGCCATAACTATTCCTAATGTATAAGCAAGATTCTTAGACTGTTGCATAGTCAACTTAACTTCTCTAGCATTACTAGCATCAGCACCTTTAACTTGCTGGATAAAGTTTTGTATTGGAGCAGTATTAAGAGGACTTGTTGACACGACTTAACTCCTGACGCATTTCAATGTCTGTCTTAAACGGACCACTATAGTCGTAACGCTCAATAGTAATTTGTTTTGGGCAAAAACTCTTAACCCAACCTTTTTCAAATGAAATAGTGTAGTAACCTGCACAATAAAGGCTTTTACTTTTATTGCTCTTACTAAACAATGGCAATTTATTCTTTACATCATACATTGGGTTGAAAGGTTCGCAACTTGTTGGATATCCGTGTACTTCGTATTCAGACTCAGTTTGATTTTCATCTACTTCACTCCAACTAATTTTACCTAATGAAGTTTTAAGTTGATTAAAGTCACTAAACACTTGAGTGCCGGTGCGACAAGTATATGTATAACATTCTTCAGCGGCGCTTAAAGTGCCTACTTTTTGTCCATCGTCTTCAACGATCCAAAATTTATCTTTTAAAACTTCTTTTGCTTTCATAGTCATGTGGGGTACCTCGCTTGTAAGGGTTCAGCAAAGTGTTGTGCTTGATCTGCAATACGTTGCATATCCCACTTTGCACAGAATTTCATAAGACGCATGCCAACTTGTGTAATTTCTTTAGGCGTTGCATGTTCTTCAATTGTGTCGTTAATAATACTTCTAATGTTGCCAGGTTGTGCAGTCAAGTCACATAGTACAACATTACGCTGATAGTCATCTAGCACACGATGTTCTACGCCTTCGTGATCAGTCCAGCGTTGTAACATCATGTTATTCCAGTTAAAGCCTTTAGTGCCTTTGTCTTCGTATGCTTCAATAAGACCTACTTTATTCTTAGTGCCTTTTGTACGTACACCGGGGTAAGCACTAAACACGTTATCACTAGTGTCGCCACGCATACACTTTTCAAATAACATAAAGTCAGGCTTAGGTGCTAGTTTAGGTGCTTTAGTCTTCTTGTCAATAACTTCTGCACCTTTATCATCAAAGTAACCTTCGTGTGTAATAGTAACGTTTTGTATGCCGTTGTACTGTTTACAGTTAGGTGCAATAAGTTGTGCAAAGTCGCCATCAGTACTAATGATAACATGATTGTCATTAGGATGTGCTTGTACCCAACCAGCAATAAGATCATCTGCTTCTAGTTGCGGATGACGCATAACAGTACAGTTAGTCTTAGTAGATACAAAGTCTTTAAACTCATCAAAGCACTCCCAAAACACTTTATCTTCTTCTTGCTGACTAGGTGTTAGTGCGTCACGTGATACTTGCCTATTACGTTTGTAAGGTTCGTAAAAGTCTTTGCGCCAACTGCGTCCTTCTAAACAAAACACAACATGATCAGCGTTAAAGTCTTTCCATGCTTTCTTAACACCTGCAAGCGTAATATGAAAGGCCATACCGACCTTAGTGTCAATATCGCCACGTACTACATGCCTTGCACGAAAGAACGTGTTAGCAGTGTCTACTAGAATATAAGTTGCCATTAATTTGCCTCTGTGTAAATTATAGTACTATTATAGCACCAGATCTGGCTGTTGTCAACCATTAAGATATTTCACTCTTGCCCTTGTCAATTGGAACTACATTAATATACCCTGCTCCAGTTTTAGGATCTTGACCTTCTTCTTCAAGCATTTGCGATACAATAGTCTTAAACCATGCATCAACAATCTGTTCGTTTGATTCGCCCGAGTAACCTGCATCAAGTAATTCTTCGATGAACTGATTATTCCAATCGAGTTCAAAGAACCCGTTTCGAATATTATCTTTGTTTACTTGTGTATCAAGTACTGCAACCCATGCTTCGCCTGCTTTAGTAGCCGCTTCTTTTTCAGACTCAAGAGCATCACGTCGAATATCTTCAGTAGTCTGTTCTACTACTTCTTCTTGTGTA